GGATCTTAATTAGGGTCGCTTGTCTGCTCACTATACTGTGTTACAAGTTCAGCAAAAATAGGAGCTGAATATTGTGCTAATAAATCTTTGGCTTGTGTTTGTATTTGTAAAGCTTCTTGAGGATTTACGTTTTGTGCTTGTTGTTGTAGTTGTTGGTACTGTTGCATTTGTTCTGGTGGCATCTGTTGTTGTGCTACTAGGTCTGCTTTCATTTGTAAGTGTTGCATTATGTGTGCATGTATTGCTGCTTGTACCATAGCATTAGATTGTACTGGTGGAGTTTTTAGTAACGCCATATGTGCTGCTATATGAGCATCATGATCTTGTTGAACAAAAGCTTGTGCTGGTTGACCCATAAGAAGTTGATTGTTTTCGAAACCAGCTTCAAGTGGTTGTGGGTTATCTGCTGGTGGTGGTTTCAACAAAGCATCAATATTATCTATACCTATAGCTGCATACATTCTGCGATATGCTTCATAGATGCCTCCCTTACCATGTATTTCAGGGTTTGATTGCACTAATTGCATCATTTCTTGTGCCATAGCTATTCTTTGTGATGTTGAAAAAATATCTGGATTAGATATTGGCATGATGTCTACTCTGTCATCAAAGTCTTGCGCTTTTACTTGATTCATACCACCGTTTACTTGATATGGGTATTCAGGTGGTAAATATTCTTTAAAAATATCTGATAGCAATTTAAATTCTTTTTTCTGCGCATTATGTAATCTTTTGTGTATTGCAGATAAAACTTTGGTTGATCTTTCAAGTAATGCCATAGTTGTACCAACTGGTGCTGATGGATTGCCTTGACCTACATTTATTTCAGCAATAGATGCAAACTTTTGTCCTGAGTCTACTAATAATCCTAATAGGGAAAGTAAAGTACCACTTGGCTCTTTGAAAGGCAGCGGTTGTATTGAGTCTGCTAAAGATCCTCCAGGGGCGTCCACATCACGGAACTCTCCAGGCTGAATAGGACTATCTTCGTCTCTTATTCTTATACCTCTTGTCTTAAACCCAGCAGGTAGGTTAGCAAGGGTACCTGCGTCAATCAATTGCCTCAAAATAGACGTGGACGCTTTCGATAACCCACCTATCATGTGAGTTAACCCAAAGCCATAAAAACCTAAACCTGGTAAAAATTTAAAGTGTACAAAGTACTCTATTTTATTTTTCAAAGGATCGGCTTCTTTGAAGTTTCTTCTGATTGACAAAACCTTACCGCTTGCAGTATCTATCGTAACGATATATGGCAGCTTCAAGCCAGACTCCTCGCCTGCTTCATTCATATCCTCGAAGCCTTCTAAATTTAAATCTGTATGCACTTCATACAAAACTGATACTTCTGTATCATCGTAAGAAGGTTGTTGTCCTGTAAGATTATCTATTTCTTCTTGTACTTCACTATTTGTTTCTATACTTTCATCTCCGCTCAAAGATATATTGCGGTAGAAACCTGAGAGCTGTAGTTTTTTAACTTCGTTATCTGACATTTTGATAACGTTTGTTATTCTGCCACAAGACTCTAAATCGGTAGCATAGTAAGGCACAATTAAATCTTCAGGGGCTACGAACTTAGATATAGCTCTACCTAAATTATCGTCGTAATAAACTTTCTTAAACGCTGAACCAGCTAAAGGTAGGTAAAACAATAATTGATCTAATTCTTCGTCGTACTCCTCCATCTTGTGGATAATCTGGTAGTTCATGAATTCTTTGACTCTTTGTGCTTGCATTTCAACGTCAGAGTTATAAGCACCAATCACTTGTGTTTTTACTGGACCACCTGAGGGTAGTAACTCTTTGTAGGCTTGTGCTTGAAAT